TTTTTATATCATTCTATTTGTCCAACTAAAGGAAGAACTATATTAACAAGAAGATCAGATATCAAAGAGTTTACATTTATAGATTGTTCTTGGTCAGAATTAAAACGACTAATTGAGAAAAATGATTATAAATTAACATATTCTGGAAAAACAACAGGATCTTGGAACTGGATAGTTCCCTTAGATGATATACAAGATAAACATATTTGGAAATACTCTCTATAAAGCATAGTTATAAAGGAGAAGATGTTGTGAGCAAAACTGATATAATAGAAAAGATTGAAAAAAGGAAAAACAAAATGAAAGATAAATATGGTAAACAAGTTGTTTCAAACGGTAGAAGAGTTTTTGAACATGTTAAAATTTGGGAAGATTTCATGCAGGTTGAAGTTCCTTTTGACGAGAATGGAGTAAGATGTCATATTCATCACTTAGATGGAAATAAGAAAAACAACGATATTAGAAATCTAGCTTGTATGACAGAATCTGAACATCATAGATATCATGCAAATAATATGAATAAGGAACATAAAAATAATATTTCAAAAAGTAAAAAAGGAAAATCATGTAAAGGACATAAACATAGTGATGAAACTAAAAAAAATATGTCAGATAATAGAAAAGGAATAAAAAAGACTTTAGAACATAGAGAGAATATTGGAAAATCACATATAGGTATGAAATATAATATGAAAAATATAGTTAGAAAAACAAGGAAAGATTATGGAAATCATAGAGCAAATTAATTCTAGTGATCTAATTTACAAAGATATTATTAGTTACATAGAAGAATATTTATTTAATAAAAAAGGAATTTATATATATTTTGAAAATTATTCTGGTGTAAAAAATTACCTACAAGAAAATTCTAGATATATAAATCCAGAGCTTCTAAAACCAACAGAAGAACTTTGGTCAGATATGTTGAATGAAAGTTATTACGAGCATAAAGATACAGATAGAAGAATAGGACAATTATATGAAAATCTATGAAGAAATATGGGAAGAAAGAAAAAAAAGAATATGGTCAGAAGAGATGAGAGAAAAATATAAAGATGTTGTTCTAGTTCCTAAGCCAGTTGAAAAAGAAAGAAAAGTTTATAAAGTTAAATGTAAAGTATGTGACACAGAGTTTGAAGCAGGATCGGCAACAGCTAAGTACTGTTCAGATGAATGTAGAGATCTTTCTGGTATATATGAAATAAAGAAACAGAAGATGAGAGAATATGCAGCTAGAAAAAGGAGTGAGAAATGATAAAGAAGAGAGTGTTTGAAACAGATCATTCAGGTACAGTGACAGTTTGGCAACTAAATCTATTTGGACACTGGGTGACAATTAGAGAGGTAATATGTATAAAGTAGGATATTATTCTTCTATAAGTAATAGATGGGTTAGAGAACATATTAAAGTATGGGAAGAGTTTATGGAAGTTGAAGTTCCATTTGATGATAACGGAGTTAGATGTCATATACATCATTTAGATGGAGATAAAACTAATAACGATATATTAAATCTAGTCTGTATGACAGATTTTGATCATAGATCTTATCATTCTAAAAATATGTCTGAAGAATCTAGAAAAAATATTAGTATTAATAATAAAGGAAAACATAAAAATCATAAAAAATTTTCTGAAGAAACAAAGAAAAAAATTAGTGAAAATACAAAAAAAGCCATGCAAGATCCAAAAATAAGAAAAAAAATGAGTGAAAGTCTAAAAGGTAGAAAAATGTCAGAAGAAACAAAGGATAAAATCAGAAAAACTTTATTGGAAAAAAACAAAAAGTGAAAAGATTACCTACTAGAGAATATTACCAGAGTGAACACTGGAGAAAACTTGTAGATCAGTATTGTAATTGTAGAGATGCAGTATGTGAAATATGTGGAACAAGAAGATATCAGTTTAGTAAGCGTAATCCTAATAAGGTTCTAAAGAAAACAGTTTTCACTCTACATCATACTCACTATCATACAGTGGGAAGAGAAAAAAGAGAAGATTTACAGATACTATGTAGAACTTGTCATTCAGAATGTCATAAGCTGTTGAAAAGAAAAATAAGAACTGAATATATGCAAAGAATGAAGGATCTTATCAGAGAATATTTTCACTATGAAGATCCTGCTAGTCAATAAAGGAGACTAATATGTCAGATGAAAATATGAAGCTATTATGGTCGGGAATAAGAAAATTATACAGATCACTTGTACCACTTTTGATTAGAGGAGCATTTGAGATCACTATTCTTGTACTATTAATTAAGATTCTATTAAAGGTGAGTTAAATGGATGAATTAGTAGAAGTTGCAGAAGATGTTTTAGTTGAAAAAGACATCAAAAAATATATAAAAGAAGAGTTTACAGATGTAGAATTAACTAAACAAGAGCATTCTTTTTTAATAGAATATATAAAAACTGGTAAAGGTGCTAAGAGCTATCAGCGAGTTTTTGGATCTAGATTCAACGATAACGTAGCAGGAGTATACGCTAGTAGACTGTTAAGGAAATTAAGGTTTACACTTTCTGATTATATGTCTTATACAGGACATGATGATGAAAGCATATGTGAAGCACTAACTAAATTAAAAGAAACAGATCCAAAAGAGTATTTAAAATATATGTCTAAGTTTAAAGGATATGATACACAGAAAGTTGAAATAGATATAAATAGTTTACCTGTATTGGAGATAACAACATCACATGAAAATATTCATCCATCCAAAACTTGAACACTTTTTGACTTCTAAAAAGAGATTTTTAGTTGTTTGGGGTGGAAGAGGAGGAATGAAGAGTTGGCAGATATCTGATATTCTCATGACAAAAACTCTTACAGAGAGAAATATAGTTGTATTATGTACAAAACAAACACAAACTTCTATAGCAGATTCTGTTTATTCGCTTATTAAAAAAAGAATATATGATTACTCTCTTCAAGAATTTTTTCAGTTTACAGATAAAGAGATAAGATGTATACTAACTGGATCTAAATTTATATTTAAAGGTTTATTAGATCCTGAAAATTCACTTAAGTCTTTGAGTAATATCAAATACTGTTGGATCGAAGAAGCACAAACACTATTAGAAAACACATGGAGAATTTTAACTCCATCTATTAGAGCAGAAGACTCACAGATATTTGTTACATTTAATCCTAAAGATGAACAAGATATAATATATAGAGAATTTATTTTACAAAACAACGAACTTGCTGATGTAGTTGAGTTGCAGTGGTGGGATAATCCATTCTTTCCAGATGTTTTAAGATTAGAAATGGAAAGAGATAAACAGAGAGATTTTATCTCATACGAGTATATATGGGAGGGTAAATTAAAGAAAATAGATCCTAAAGCACTTTGGAAACCTAACTATATACTTATTCCAACTGTAAAAGAAAGACAATTGAGTAGAATAGTAGTAGCTATAGATCCCTCTATCACAGGAAAAGAAACAAGTGATGCTTGTGGAATAGTAGTTGCTGGTAGATATAGTGGTGAAGATAGATATATTATATTAGGAGATTATACTATGATAGCTACACCTGCTATTTGGGCTCGTAAAGCAATAGAGCTTTATCATGAGTATAAAGCAGATCGTATAGTAGCTGAAGTAAATCAAGGTGGAGATATGGTTGAGACTATAATAAAAAATATAGATCCCACTATATCTTACAAAGCTGTTCATGCTACTAGAGGAAAGATTATAAGAGCAGAACCTATTGCTGCTTTATATGAAGAACAGCAAGTAGATCATGCTAAACATTTCTCAGAACTAGAAAAAGAATTGTTTACATATACAGGAGAAAAAGGACAAATAAGTCCAAATAGATTAGATGCTTTAGTATGGGCACTAACTGAACTGAGTGGAAAAGGGATCAAAAGTATGAGAGGAACTATAAAGAGTACTTACACTATGGGTAGTAAGTTGAGCAATATTAAGATGTAAGGGAGATAAATATGAATTATACAACTTCTATAAAGAGAGTATTTGATAGCAACTTTGGAAATCAATACAAAGAAAAATGGAACAGATATCTAGGAACATATGCACCTATTATGTATAGAAAATCTGTAAGTCCTTTAAAACAAGATAGTCAGATCAACATATCAGCAAACTTTATTTCTGAAATAGTTAATCTTAAGACAGGTTATCTTGCATCAAAGATAGTAGAAAATATTAATACAGAAAATCAGTTACTAGTACAAGAATGGGAAGCTTTTAAAGATCGTAACTCAGAAGATGTTTTAAATATAGAAAACACTAAACAGTCTACTACTTCTGGTATATCACATAGACTTTTTTATTGGAAGAATGGACTTCCATATATTAAGGTGCTATATCCTTGGGAAGTAATATATGACTATGATGATGATATATTTTCACCAACAAAAGCTTATCACTATTTTGAAAAAACAGATCTTCTAGGTAAAACTAAAAAATATTGTGATATATATGACTCTATATATGTAACTCATACTGAACTAAAAGGTGGAGATTATATACAAGTTGGAGAACCTGAAGTACATCTTTCAAATCAAGTTCCTATTTATCCATTTTTGAACAACGACAACATTCAAGGTAACTGTGATAAAGTTATGGCACTTATTGATGCATATGATGAAAGTCTATCAGATGAAGGCTCAGAAATGAAGGCATCTAGATTTGCTTATTTAAAAATATTTGGTGATCTTTATACAGGTGTAGATGAGAATGGAAACGAAATACAAATTCCAGATTATTTAAGAGAATTTGGTACACTTTTATTTGGACTTGATGATGCTGGAAATAAGGTAGGTGATGCTCAGTTCTTAGAAAAGAATATGAATACAGAAGCCTATAAGAGTTTCAGAGCTGAACTTAAGAAACTTATTTTTGAACAGTCAGATTCAGTAGATATATCTGAAATGATGGCGCTAGGTGCTAATACTAGAATATTTACAGTTAAGACAGCTCTTATGAGACTTGAGACAGATTGTTCTGTTACAGAAAGATTTACAAAGAGAGCACTTGAGAAACAATTTTCACTTTGGATGAATTGGGTAAATAATTACCTTTCACTAGAAGATGATGCTTATTTAACTATAGAGTTCAATAGATCTTATATACAAGACACAGAGAGCATGATTTCAGCACTAGTTCAATTAAAGGGAGTTCTAAGTCTAGAAGATAGTTTAAACTATTTAGGATTTGAAAATGCAAGAGAACTAGCACAGAAAGGATTAGAAGAACTAGGAGTTTCAAGTGGTCTATAAGATATTTAGAGATATAATATCAAAATTTATATCTTCTATATCTAAATTAATAAAGAATTACTCGTTTGGAGCTGAAGAAGAGCTATATAGAAGTGTAGATAGATTAACACAAGGAATGATAGCTGAAATAGTTGAATCAGCTCCAAATATTATGGCTAGAGAATTAAGTAAATATTCTATAAATTTACCCCTAAAATATAATAGACAAGTAATAGATAATATATATTCACAAATAAGCATATTTAAGAAAGGAAGTAGTATATATTCAAAAGCTGATATAGACAGAATGAGAAAAATCATATTAACAGATAAATATAACGGATTAAACACATCAGAAATACAACAGCATTTACAAGACTCTTTAGATATATCTAAAAGAAGAGCACTTCTAGTTGCAAGAGCTGAAAGTCAGAATCTAGATAGTTCTATTAAAGAAATATATTTTAAAGAAGTAAAACAAGATTATGATCTAGTTTGGTCAGCTTATGATGATGCTAGAGAAGATCATAAAAAGATGGACAATAAAAAAGCAAATGAAGACGGATATTTTGAATCACCTTGGGGATTGATTAAAGGACCACAAGAAATACCTCAACAATATCGCTGGAATTGCAGATGTTCTATCAAATTAATTAAAAAGGAGAAATAAAAATGGATAAAAATACTATTCTTAAGATTGCAGGTGTAGCTTGTACAGTAACAGGTTCAGCACTTCTATTTATGAGTGGAGCTGGTGAATCTATGGTAACAGCTTTAGTAGGTGGAGCATTTATATTGTTATCACTCATCGCTGCATTTTTCAAGAAATAATTAAAAAAGTATTTTAGAGTTGGAAAGATATTATTAAATACTATATGGGAGACATGATCTCGTGTATGGGAAAGGAGTTATTATGACAATTGAAGAACTTAAATCAGCTATAGATGCTGATCCTGAATTGAAGAAGTCTGTTAGAAGTATGATTACTTTTGATGACATATTACATGATGAAGTATTAGGTAAACAACTAATAAGTTTTAAAGATTCTGAAGTTAGTAAAGCTGTTGATAGTTTTCAAAAGAATACTCTTCCTAAGAAATTAGAAGAAGAGTTAAAGAAGAAAGAACAAGCATCGGCTAAACCAGAGTGGCAGATTGAGATAGATAATTTGAAAGCTGAACTTGCTAAGAAAGAACAAGAAGCTATTAGATCATCTCAAAAAGCTAGAGCTCTTAAGATTGCTTCTGAAAAAGGATTACCTTCAGATATTTTAGATTATTTTTTGGGATCTTCAGATGAAGAAACAGATCAAAAGCTTACTACACTTAGTAAAACATTTGAAGATTATTCTTCGAAGATTAAGCAGGAAGTTCTTAAAAATCATAATATAAGTGTTCCAGCAAATGGTAACAAATTTACACAAGATGTAAATAAAGAAATAAAACTCCCTGCAAATGCAAGCAAAGAAGATTATAAAGCAGCTTTAGCCGCTCAACTTGCTGCAGAAAGGGAACAAGCAAAATAAAAGGAGACTTATATGGCTATCAGTAATTTTTTGGCTTCAAAATGGGCAGCTGGTGTTGAACTTATTGCTCAAGAAAAGAGTATTATCACTGCTGTTACTTTAGGACAGTGGCAAGCTGATGCAGCTGGTGCATCTGCAGTTAAGATCAACTCTGTTTCTGATATTACTATCGGAACTTACACACCAGGATCAGATATCACTATTCAAGCACTTGGTGATGCACAAAAGACACTCTCACTCAATCAGAAGAAATACTTCGCATTCTACGTTGATGATGTAGATGCTATGCAATCTCAGGCTGATTTTAGAAATCCTGCAATTCTTCAGAGTTCTGGCAAATTGGCTCTTGAAGCTGATACTTATGCTTTTGGACTCCATGCAACCGCTGGTCTTGAGATCAACGATGGTGGTGGTACTCCTGCAGCTTTGGCAGTTACTTCTGCTAACGTAGAAGAAGTTATTCTTACTGCAAAAGAACTATTGGATGGACAGAATGCTCCTGAAGATAGAGTACTAGTTATTCCTTCTTGGATGAACACCAAGTTGGCACTTGCTGGTATGACAAAGTATATCGTTCCTGGTTCTATCTATACCGAAGGTTATGTTGGTAGATATGCAGGATTTGATATTTATATCTCTAACTCTCTTGCATCAGGTCACCCTCTTGCATTCTCAAAGAGAGCTATTGCATTCGCTTCTCAAGTTAATTCAGTTGAGGCTGGAAGAGCTGAGAAACAATTTGCTGACTATGTTAAGGGTCTCTATGTATTCGGTGCAGTTGTTAACTGGCCAAATGAAATGGTAGATATCTGGGTTAGTAAGGGTGCAGAGGCATAATAAATAACGCTTTCTCTCTCTCCTGTGGGGCCGGGGCCTTCTTGGCTTCGGTCCCTTTTTTATAAATGCAGCTCTTAAGTTGCAAAAGGAGTTTATATGACAAATAGAATGTCTATCGTTAGAGGATTGTTTTCAGACTCTGTAGCAATTGATCTTTATGGAAGTAAAAGTTTGGCAACTGGTTCGATGAAAGAAATCACACTTTTAGATACTTCCGCAACAGGCACACCTTCTTCATCTGTATTTGTTTCTAGCACATCAGCAGAAGATTTACATATTAAAGTTGAAGGATCAGCTTATACAAATACTTTTACTATTACTAGTGCAGCTACAGTGGTTGAAGGTCCTAAAGATATATATTTAAAGACATCAACTGTTGATGGAACATCTGCTTCTATTACAGATGAAATGACAGCTGAGCAAGTTGCTGCTGCTTTGAGAGCAACTACTCTAGAAGGATTTACAATCACAGGAACTGGTGCAGAAGTAATAGTAACATCAAATATTAATAGTTCTACTGATGCAGTAGATTTAGAATTAGGAACAGATGTAACACTTACTTTCACAGAAGATCCTACTGCAGGAGTAGATGATACTCTAGGAACTGGTGCATGGACAGTTGAATTGAAAGGTATTACTACTGTTGGAAATATTTCAAAAGAAGTAATATCACTAAATGGACAAACACAAGTAGAGAGTACTTTAGAATATTCTAGTATTATCTATGTAAAAGTTCTAACTGCTGGCTCAGCAAATAGTAACGTAGGAAAAATCTATGTAGGAACAGAAACAGCAACTCTTGGAGTTCCAACTACAGGATATGCTATGATTTCTATAGGATATAATACATCTACAGGTTGTGTTTATACTGTACCTTCGATGTTTGATAGTTTTATTGAAAGAATAGATTTTGTTAATCCAACAGCATCTGAGATATTAACTGTTAGAATTATGTCTGATTATACTGTAGTTAAAGAGTTTAAAGTTGGTGCAGGAGTTAGTTCAATAGAGTTTATATATCCAGTTAAAGTTTCAGGAAGAGTTTCTCTTAGTGCACAAAGTACTTCAACAACTCCAACTGTTACTGCTAATATTAGTGGATTGATGGTGAGAAAATAATTTTATAAAGGAGTAAAAAATGGTTATCAAATATTATAGAGGTATGATATATGAATACATTCGAAAGATTAGTAGTAAACCAACTTACTCCTTTATTCAATACACAAGGAGTTAACACTATGGCTATAACAACTGTTACAAAAGTAAAGAGTTATCTAGGAATATCTGACACAACACAAGACTCAAAGATTTCTGCACTAATTCCTTTAGTTGAACAACAATATTTAGAAATAAGAAACGCACCATGGGAAGTAGATGATCAAGGTGAAACTGTTTATCCGGTGGGATCAGATATTACAGCAGCTGAAATGATACAATATAAACTAAATAACTCAACTATAAACTATGAATTGCAGAGTGAAACAATAGGATCATATTCTTATAATAGATCTACTGCATCAAGAAATAAAGGTTATCCAAGTGAAATAGTTTCTGCTATAAAAAGATATATTAGGGCGGTATAATTATGATTGAAAAATATTTTACTGATAGTTTTGATATAAAGAGTGAAAGCACTTCAAAAGTTAACGGAGTTGCAAAAACTACTTATACAACTTCTACAGGTAAGAAAGGTAAAATAGATCCTCTAACTGTAGCTTTAGTATATCAAAATGGATCTGATAGAGTTATCATCAGTCATAAACTATTCACTTTCGCAAATACATCGGTTAAAGAGAAAGACATAATTATATATGGTGGAAAAGAGTTTAACGTAATAAGTGTATTAAATCCTTTCTCTAAAGGACATCATTTAGAAGTACTTTTAGAAAGTAGGTATTAATATGTTTCAAAGTAAAAAAGCAAGATTTCAACAACAATTAGATCAAGCTATTCAAACATCTTATGATCAAATCGGATCTGCAGTTGTTGATTCAGTTAAATCAGAAACACCTGTACTTACTGGAGAATTACAGAAAGCTACAGATTACAAAAAAGAAGAAGATGGTTTATATATATACAACACAAAAGATTATGCACCCTTTGTTGAATTTGGAACTGTACATCAATATGCTAATCCATTCATGAGAAGAGGAATTGTTAAAAGTGTTTCTGAAGTAGCAAAGATAATAAAAGAAAGGTTAGAGGTGAGTAAATGAGCATCGAAATGGAATTATATGGATATTTACAACTTAATCTACCACAATATAGTGTTTGGTATGGTAAAGTAGATGCTGAAGATGGAAATAAAACTATATCTATGTTGAGATTACCTGGATCTGTAGTTTTAGATTCACCTGTAAAAGAAGTTAACTATCAAATCAGTTGTAGAGCTAGAGAAATAGATGATGCTAGAACTATGGTTGATGATGTTGTTGAACTTCTTCGAGGATGGTATGGAAAACTTGATAACACTTCTATGAGGGTGCTATCAATAAGAGATCTAGGTGATCTCTATGAAGAAGAGGCTAAATTGGTACATGTACCAATTCAAGTTATAACGCAAATAGTAAATTAAAAGGAGAATTAAATTATGGCATACAATTCTTTCACAGATTCTGATAAAAGTATGATTAATCCTAATCCTGCAATCGTATGGTACAGAGATTATGGATCAACAGGATCTTTCACAAAAGCACTTTTTGCTAACGGAGTTACTTTCCAAAAGAACGTTGAATCAACTTCAATTGAATTTGATGATGTTGGAACAGTGCAAGATGAAGTTAGCAACGAAACAGTTGATATTTCATTTGATTCAGGTAGAATTCTAGATATGGATTTTATTGCTTCTGTTTCTGGTGGAATGTCTACAGTTACTAACGTTGCAGGAACACTAGTTTCTGGTGCTACTTACACTGCAGATAGTGGATCTTGGAACTATGATAAGTTTATTTTGCTTCCAGGTCAGAATGCAACTGGAGCTAAGCAGACAATCACTTCTGTAGTTGGATCAGTTGATAACGCTCTAGTAGCAGGAACAGATTATGAAGTTGTTGAAATGGAAGGTCTCGGATGGGGACTCACAGTTCATGATTCTGCAACTGTTACTACCGAAGTTCAGGATGTTGTAGTTACTTATTCTTATACTCCAGCTGCTTCTAAGATTTTGAAGACTGGTGGAAACAAAGTAATTAATCCTATCGAAGTTAAGTTTGAAACAATTGATGCTGATGGTAACGCAGTAGAATACAACTTCTACAAAGTTTATCCTAACGGAAGTTTTGGACACGGATTCAGTCCTGAAAATAGTTCTGAGCCTATCACTATGCCTATGGCATTCGTTGCTAAGAAAGATAACTCAAGAACAGCTGGAGATCAGCTTTTCTCAGTCACAAGAAGTTACTAATTAATTAAGGGAGAGGGTACTACAGATTCCCTCTCCCTACTTTTTAACACATAAGGAGAGATGAATGTTAGATAGTAGTTTAGTTTTGAATAAAGAAAAGAGAATATTTAAATCAGTTATGGGAACAGAATTAGATGTGACATATAGACCATATATTTTAAATATACTTACAGCACAATATGTAGATCTACAACATACAGCTGTAAAGAAGATTACAGATTATGTGAAGAAAAATGAAGAAGGGAAAGCTACTATAGAAGATGCTGAAGACTTTCAGAAAGCTACTAAAGATTTTACAGATTGCGGATTAAAAATAATTTTAGCTACACTAAAAGCAAATAAACATGAAGTTACCGAAGAATGGCTACAAGAGAATATAAGCTTAGATGAATTTGATACTCTTGTAAATTATATTATTGGAACAGTTCAAGATCCTCAAGAAGACACAAAAAAAAAGAAGAAGTAAAAAAGAATTCCCTCTTCGGTTACAAAATTAATCATACAAAAATATTATCTCTCATGCAGAGAGTTTATCAAATTCCTCGAGATGAGTTGTTGTGGAAATATACATGGGAAGATGTTCAAGAATATCTTCATAACATACCTATAGATAGAATTGTTAATATTGTTGCTGGACAAAAAGAGAGTGATATTAAAAAAAGATATATAGAAAGTTTTGCTGATCCTCTCTCTAACGAAGTAGTAAGTAAACAACTTGACACACAATATGAGCAATTTGAAGAAAGATTAAAGAAACTTAAACAAGAGGTATAATATGGCACTACAAGGTGACTTAGGAACACTTTTTTACAAGTTAGTACTTGGTGATACAGAATTCAATAAAAGTCTTGATGGAGCTGATAAAAAATTAGAAGCATTTAACAAGAAACTAGAAAAGGTAGGGAAAGAGTTAACAACTAAACTCACTCTACCTATTTTAGCTGTAGGTGCTGCTTCTCTTAAATTTGCTGCTGATGCAGAAGTAGCATCAAGAAAGTTTGATACAGCTTTTCAAGGATCATTTCAAGCCGCTGCTGATGCAGTAAAACTACTAAACGAACAATATGGATTATCAAATACTCAATCAAAGCAGTTACTAGCTAACACTGGAGATCTACTTAAAGGATTTGGTGCAACTTCTGAACAAGCACTAGATACATCTTTAGAAGTTCAAAAATTAGCTGTTGCACTATCTGCTTATAACGGTGTAGATGTAGCTACTGCATCTCAAAAGATTACAAAAGCTCTTCTAGGTGAAACAGATGGTTTAGTTGAATTGGGTGTAAAGTTAACACAAACAGATGTTCAGCAAGAGTTAGTTAGAAGAGGCCAAGAAAAACTAGAAGGTCAAGCACTATTAACTGCTAAAGCATCAGCTACTTTAGCACTAGTTATGCAACAATCGGGTGATGCTATTTCATCTGTTGCAGATAATCAATCTTCACTATCATTCCAAACTTCAGCTCTTTTAGGAGATATGAAAGACTTAGCTGTAGAAATGGGAACACAGCTTCTTCCTATAGCTAAAGATATAGTGGGTGGAATTAGAGATGTTGCAAAATGGTTTGGAGATTTAAGTACAACTACAAAACAAACTATTATCACAATTGCAGCTTTAGTAGCAGGAATAGGTCCTTTAGTTACAGGAATAGGAGCAGTAAGTACAGCACTTACATTTTTAGCAGCAAATCCAGTAGGAGCAGCTATTGCAGCTATTGCAGCTTTAACTGTAGGATTAGTAGCACTTAACGCTGTTATGAATGAAAAAGCTATTGATAACGCAACAGAAAGATTTGGTGATCTTGCAAAAGAAATAGGAGTAACTGGAGAACAAATAGTAGCTATTGAAAAATCTCTTCGAGGTTGGACACAAGTTAACGCTGATGGTGTAGAAGCATGGTCTGAAAAATTAGGAATAACTGAACAACAGTTCTTAAGAGTTGCAATAGCATCTGAAAAAGTATCAGATCAATATAAAGAAAGTGCTAGAGTTATTTTAGCACAATTAGATGCAGAAGAACAAATAAGAAAAGAAGCTGAAGAAAGAGCAAGACTGAATGCAGAAGCAGCTAGAGCTAGAGAAGAAGAAGCTAGGGCAGCAGAGGCAGCAGCCAAAGCAGCAGAAGCTGAAGCAAGAGCTAGAGCTGAACAAACATATATAGAAGGAAGAGAAAAAGTAGTTGCTATTATACAAGATTCTCTTACTGAACAACAAAGAATACAACAACAAATAACAGAATTAGAAGCTCTTAGATGGGCAACTGGATCAGCAAGAGAAGCAGATAGATTAAAAGCTATTCAACTTTTGAGAGATCAAATTGTAGCACTCAACGAAAGAGAAAGACAAGAAGCTGAAGAAACAGCAGCTAGAGCAGCTAAACTTGAACAAGATAAAGCTGATACTGTTGCAAGAGAAGCTGAAAGAGCAGCAGAAGAAAGAATGGCTTCTATTAACGAAGTACTAAGAGATTTTGAAGCAGCAAACACAACAGAATTAGAAGCTTTAAGAGCTAAATATGATGAAATTGCAGCACTAGATCTTACTCTTGAATCTGAAAAAGCAGCACAAGCAGAAGCTTTAATTGCACTAGAACAACAAATTGCTGATGAAACTCAAAGAATTAAAGATGAAGCAGCTGCAGAAGATGATAGAAGAAGAAAAGAAGAAATAGATAAAGAAAAACAAAAAACTCAAAAAATGATTGCAGCAGCAGAAACTTGGTCTTCAAGAGTTATGTCACTTGCAAATTCTATTGCTCAAATATATCGTAACTTAGCCGATAGAGCTATTGAACAGTGGGACAGACAAATAGAAAGAACTAATCAATATTATGATGAAGCAATAGCAAGAGCAGAAGATGCAGCTGATAAAGATGGTGTTAGAACAGAAGAAGAAAAACAAAGAATAAAAGATTTACAAAATGCTAAATTAAAAGCTGAATATGATGCTAACGTTCAAAAGTATAAAATAGAAAAAGATGCATTTAGAAGATCACAGGCTATTGCTTATGCACAAATTGCTATTAATACAGCACTAGCTATAGTTAAAGGATATGCTGAATTAGGTCCTATTGGTGGAACAATTGCAGCAGTTGCTTTAGGTATTTTGGGTGCAGCACAAGCAGCTGTAGTTTATTCTCAGCCTCAACCTACAGCTCCACAGCCTCCAAAATATCTAGCAAAGGGAGGTGTAGTATCTGCAACTCCAGGTGGTGTATCAGCGGTTATAGGTGAAGGTGGATCAGATGAATTAGTTGCTCCTCTCACAGATAAAACATTCTCGATGCTTGGAGATGCAATAGTATCAAGTATGACAGGATCTTCTACAGGAGCAAATATGGCAAGTGGTCTTATGAATCTAACTATAGTATTAGATGGTTTAGGAGAAGTAGCACTAGAATTAACTCAAGAAGCACTTAATAACGGTGTTATTAGAGTTCCTGCTAGAGTAATAGTATAAGGGAGATATTATGATAATTCATTTCAAAAATTATTTAGAAGATGCTATATTAACTGCACAAAACACTCCAGTAGGACAAGATATATATGATCTAAAAGTTCCTCATTTAAGTCAAACTTTTTCACAATTAAACACTGGAGCTTTTATAGGATTAGATCTTCAAAGTTCACGACAAATAAAATCTGTAATTATAGATAAGGGTAACTTATTACCTTCTTCTACTACAGTTACTCTATACGCTGATGATAATCCAACTTTTATATCTCCTGAAAGTTTCGTGATGACTTCTACAGATACTTGTTGGTACTGGATGGGAGATAAGAGTTACAGATATTGGAAGATATCATTTACAGATGCAACTTTAACAAGCATAGTTATAGGATATATACATATAGGAGATTATTTAGTATTGCCAGGTATAGATCCTAAAGCTGAACTAACTTATGCAACTACTTCTAGTAGAGATCTTTCTATTTCTGGTCAAGTATATGGAGATTTAGGCTATCAGTATCTTAGTACAACATTTGATTTTCCATTTGTTCCAGAAAATAATTGGATAAGAGATGGAAAAATAGTTGCAAATCGTAAAGATATTATAAATATGTGGAACACAGTTCAGAACTCAACTCCAGTGTGGTTGATGATCTGGGAAAATTCACTTGATGTAGTAGCGCCTGTCTTTTGTGTAATAAATCAATCAGAAATACAATTAAGAAAAGAACAACTCAACTGGTCTACTAGTATAAACTTCTTGGAGGTTAAATAACATGGCTATAAGAAAATTAACAAATGCTGCTTATCTTGCAACGAACTGGCAAGATGAAGTAGAAAGCAAGAATGATCTAAAGAAAGGTCTATGTGTAGTTGAATTAGATGTCACTAATAAACAAATAAAAGCAGGATCTGTTATAGAAGCTAACGGAGTAGTTTATAAATCTGATACGGCAACTTCCCCTTCTAATTCAGTATCTCTGAATTATATGTATTATATTTATTTTAGAGATATTGCAGGAACACTAGATTTTTATTATTCAGTAGAAAAACCTATATTTTCAGCAACTAAAAATGGTTGGTATGGATCAATAAATCCAACATGGAGAGCTATAGCTAAAGTTTATCTTACATCTTCGTGGTTATTTTATACATATCAAGATGATTTTGAAAAAGATCTAGTTTCTGGTACTTTATATTCTGATTCTTTTACAGATGCTAGTGCTTCACCTACAAAAATGACACTAACTTCTTCAGATGACTTATATGATGTTATATCAAATTCTAACAATTTAATAGCAACAAAGAGAGGAATATATTTAGTAACAGTTTCTTGTAACGTAGTTGGTCTTTCTGCAAATAAAGTAGTTACTTTACAAATCAGAAAGAATGATATAGTTCTTCCTTATTTAAAACAAAATGTATCTATCACACAGACATATAATAGACCATTTTGTTTTAGTGGATTAGTGACCTTAGACATAAATGATACTATATCACTATGGTATTCACATCCTTCATACTCTGCAGGAACTGATGTTGCTACATATCAGAATGTAAATGTTAGTTTGATTAGAGTTTCCGAATCATATAATATATCAACTGGAACTTTATATTCTGATTCTTTTACAGATGCTAGTGCTTCACCTACAAAAATGACACTAACTTCTTCAGATAATCTATTAAATGTTACAGCAGCATCTAACAACTTAACAGTTACTCAAGAAGGAATATATTTAGTTACTGCATCTTGTGATGCAATAAACTCACTTGCAAATAAAGCTGTAACTTTACAAATCAGAAAGAATGACACAGTATTGACTTATATGCAACAAGAAGTAGCTGTAACAACTATGTATCCTAGAGCATTTGGTTTTCAAGGTTTAGTTTCTTTGGCTGCAAATGATACTATATCTCTATGGTATTCACATCCATCTTGGGTTTCTACTACAGATCAAGCAACTTTTTCAAATATTAGTTTAAATGTTACTAAAGTAAATCAGATCAAGAATAAAACCACTGGAAGTTTGAGATCAGCATCTTTTTCATCTGCTAGTGCTTCACCTACAAAAATGACACTAACTGTATCAGACAATCTATCAGGTGTTTCTGCAGCTTCAAATACTCTTACACTCACTCAAGGTTCTCAAGGTGGAACATATTTAGTTGCGGCATCTTGCAACTTTGTTGGTCTTTCTGCAAATAAAGTAGTTACTTTACAAATCAGAAAGAATGATGCACTAACAACTATAGATCAAGAAGTAGTTGTTACAACTCTATATAATAGACCATTTTGTTTTAGTGGATTAGTGACCTTAGACATAAATGATACTATATCACTATGGTATTCACATCCTTCATACTCTGCAGGAACTGATGTTGTTACTTTTGCAAATATTGATTTAAGTTTAATAAGAGTAGTAGATTAATAGGGAGTTAAAATGCAAATATCTAAAAATTATATATTGTTTGAGATTGATAGATCTGTTTTTCTTCCATCTTCAGGATGGATATCTATTGAAAACAATATAAAATGTATAACTTACTCAAATGACGAAAGAAATACAAGTTTTTCTTATGGATTTGGTGCATGGGGATATTTCTCTTATGGTTCTTCAGGTGCAGGAACTCTTCCTTTAGAACTAGAAGGAAGAAAACAATTACTTAAAGTAAATTCTTTTCAAACTGATTTGAGACAATTTATACAAGTAGATTCATTCGAAGATTTAAGATCTTCTGAGTATTTATTCTATTTTGATATTCCTACTCAAATATTATATGTTAATTTTCAAAATACTCAACCTGGAGATTATCAATATTTAGCTATAGGAGCAACTAAAGGATATAGTAATATTGAAGGATATTATGGAAATCTATTCTATGAAGGTAGAATTAGATCAGCTCCTTCTATTTCTATAAAAAAAGATAATCAATATTATGGAATTATGACTTATGATACTGGTAGTATAGTTCTTAATAATACAGATGGAGCATTTGATAATTTTAGAGATGAAGATATTTATGGAGCAGTTGTAAAAGTATTAAGTTCTACATCAGTGGATTATGAATCATTTGAAACAATTTATTCAGGATATTTAGATAGTTTTTCTCTTTCTACTCGTGACTTAAATATAGTGATGAGAGATACTAGAAAGGTATTAGAAGAGAAAGTTGTTAAAAATATATTTACTGGAGTAGTTAACGATAAAATAGAAGATAAGATGATTCCTTTAGCATGGGGAAAAATTAAAGATGCTCCTGCTTATTCACTTAACGAAGGCGCACTTGCAAATTATACATTTAAATTTGTAGATACTTCTCAACATCTTATAAAGAGTATCGATCAAGTATATGTAGATAGTGTAAAAGTAACCCATTCTGCATCTTCTTTATCAGCAGGAACATTTGTTCTATCATCTTCTGTATACAAACCTGGTCAAAAAGTAACAGTAGATTTTGAAGGTTACGAAATTGATGGAACTTTAATAGAAAATCCTCTACAAATTATAGAAGAACTATGTTCTTTAATAAATATTCCTTATAATAATTTCTATTTTGATACAACTCACTGGGAAACTGTAAAAAATTCAGGACTTCCTGCTTGCAATCTTTATGTAGGTGAATCTACTTCTGCTATAGATTTAATTAATCAATTATCTAATAGTATATTTGGTTTATTTTTATTAACTCCAGATGGAAAATTCACCTATAAAATAAAAGATGTAGATGCTCCAACAAAATCTACTATTACAGTTTCTGAATTACTCACTCCTCCTTCTCTAAACTATTCTTCTGATAGTTACGTTAGTACAGTAAACGTAGGATATAGTAGAAGATATTCAGAAAAAGAAACTTATAACTATTTTAGAAATTCAACAAAAGAATTAGAGTTGAAAGAAAAGTACCGAGTAAGTAAGACACAATATTTTCCAACTCAACTTACAAACAGAGCTGATGCAGAGGTCTACTCAAATAAAGTACTAGATGAATTTGGTGGAATATTTCCAGAATATACATTTGATACAAAAATATATCACTCAGATATCGATATCTTAGATATAGTAGAAGTAGAACTATATAAGTTTACTGATAACTCTTATGGTAAAGTAAAAATAATTATTATAGGCGTATCGCTAGATTATAATACTAATAGAATAACTTTTACAGGAAGATGGCTAGAAGATGTAACAGCTCACATAGATCTTGCTACTTTTATTAAGTGGCAACCAGGAGTAAGTTATCTTCAAGGTGCAGTTGTTCAGAGTGATGGTCAATTATGGAGAGCTATTGTTCCTTCTATTGATAATAAACCTGTTCCTGATTCAGCTTTCTGGTCAGAGTTTGGTATGTTATTCTGGCAAGATTATGTAATTTATCCTATTAACGCTATTGCAGCAGAAGATGGAGTATTATACAGAGCTATTAGACAAAACTTGAATTCTTCACCTTCTTCTAATCCCTTAGATTGGGAAATACTTAATTCTGGAGGAAGTGGAGGAGCAGGTTCAGTAGAATGGGTGGCAACTTATTCATATAAAGATGGAAATATAGTTTTCTACAATTCTACTTGGTGGGAAAGTTTATTAGATGATAATCTGGGAGTAACTCCCGAAGAAGGATCTTATTGGACAAAAATTAACAATTTCTCAGTTAACGCTGCAACTGCAACTAAACTTGCTACATCTAGAACTATTCAAGGAGTTGGATTTGATGGAACTGCAAATATAAATATCATCAACGGAACAGGATTTGTTAAAGCATCTGGAACAACTTTAAGCTATGATAATACAACTTATTTACCTTCTGCTTCTTATACTCCAACAGCAGCTGTGTTAAGTGGATATGTAGCTGCTTCAGGAACTATTACTTCTTCAGATACTATTGAAACAGCTATTGAAAAATTAGGATTTGACAAACACGTAGCAGTTACTTTAGCTACTAATCATGGTTTATCTCTTTCTGGACAAGTTATAGGATTGGGAACACCTTCATCTGTTACTAACAGTAGTACAAACTCTGTTACAACTACAACTCACACACATGCAGTTAGTGGTCTAACAACTTCTAATTTATCTGCAACAGCAGGTATTACAAATGCTCAACTTGCAAATAGTTCTATAACAGTTGGAACAACTGCTATACCTCTTGGAAGTAGTGCTACAACTATTACAGGATTAACTTCAGTTACTTCTACTACATTTGTTGGAGCACTAACAGGAACAGCATCTGGTAACGTTCCTTTAAGTGGTGCTAGTTATATTCAAGCTACTGGTCTTTCTACTTCTTGGGGAGTCACTTCTGGAGTAAACACTGGTGGACATAACACTCTTATGGGTGTTGCTTCTGGTGCTACTTGGTTATTATCTGGTACATCTGGAGGAACTTTTAGAGGTGGCATACAATTATTAGATGATGGAACATCTATGAGATTGTATAACGGAGCAAATTATATTTCTATCTCTGGATCTACAATTACAGGATCTCTAACTGGAACAGCATCTGGAAACTTAGCACTAACAGGAGGAACTGTAACAGGTTCAACTACATTTAACGAACCTGCAGCAGGATATCTAAAAGTAGCCTCTACAGCAGCTCCAACAGTAGATTTAGTTCAAATAAGTAACACTGGATTTGGAACTGTAACAGCAGGAACAAGTGCTTTAAATGTAGATTATGTTGGTGGAGCAGCGGCTATAGAAGCTAGTGCTTCAAGATTCAACGTTACTCCTGGATCAACATCTGGAGGAACTTGGAACTCAATAAGATTAGTCAACGGTGCATCTGCTTCTGGTGTTACAACTAACGGTATAAAGTTTGATACTAAAACAGCTGGAGCGGGAACAGCTAACGGTATTTGGATAGGAACAGGTTGGGATAATATTCTAAACTATAACGGAACAACAGTTATAAATGGAACTGGAAACGTTATTGCTGGTCAACTTTCTGGAACAATTCCTTCAGCAGTTCTAGGTGCTTCATCACTTTATATAGGAACAACTGCAGTAGCTCTAAATAGAGCATCTGCAGCTTTAGCACTTACAGGATTAGACACAGTTCAAAGTACAGGATTAGCAGTTAGTGATGGAAATTCTGTTTATATTCCTACTCCAAAAGGTGGAGGTTATAAAACAACTACTGCAACCGTAACTGGTGCTATAAAAGTAACTCTTCCTCAATCTTGGACTTCTACTATGATGAAGTTTGATGTTGAAATATATGAATACACAACTGGAGAAAGTTTTACAGTAAAAGTTGCTGGATATAATTATATCACAACTCCATCTTGGATTAATACATCTGTTCAAACTATTGGAACTTCTACAGGTAGAGATTTTACAGTTAGATTTGGTCACGATGGAACTAAGTGTTGTGTTTATATAGGTGAATTAGCCTCAACATGGTCTTATCCTCAAATTAGAGTTACAAATTTTGTTGCTGGATTCGGTGGAGAAACTTATACTTCTTGGGATGATGGATGGGTAATTGGATTTGAACCTACAGCTTTTGGAACTATTACATCTACACATACATCAACTTTAATTGCTGCTGCTATATCTAGAGATTCAACTGAATGGAATGGAGCTGCTAAAACTATATCAGCCTCTGATCCAAGTGGTGGTGCTGATGGAGACATTTGGTATAAAACTTCTTATACTGGTGCAGTTAATATAACTATTGGAACTACAGTTATACCAGTAGATACAACTACACTTACTTTAGCAGGTCTTACCTCTGTTACTGCAACATCATTTGTAGGAACACTAACTGGAAACGTTTCTGGAAATTCTAATACAGCAACTAGATCAACTCAGAGTTTAATTGGAACTTGTACAACTGCACAAGCAACAGCTGCTAAAGTAGTTACACTTTCTAACTGGGTTCTAGAAAAAGGTGCTGAAGCTACTATAGTGATGACTAACGGTGCAACTGCTTCATCTACTTTAAACATCAACGGGACTGGAGCAAAAACTCTTTATAAAGCTGGTGCAGTAACAACTACTGGTGCTTGGGCTGCAGGAGGAATAATAAAAGTAATTTATGATGGTACATATTTCCATCAAACTATGACTAAAGCAGGTGGAGCTACAACTGCTCCTACTTTCCCATAAGAGGTAAAATATGTCTATATACACAGCAAATAAAGAACAACTTTGGATTCCTTATGGTGGAGGAATCTATTATGTACAATATTATGAACCTTCTTTCGCACTTACAAATACTTCTTATGGGAGTGGATCTTATGGATACGCTAGTTATGGATCAACACTAGCTTCAGGATCCACTCCTGTTTGGGGTGAAAACACTCCTTCTATTAATCATGTTCTAGTAAATGGAGTTAGATATAATTCTGTAGTTTCAATATCAGATTTAACTACAGAATATTTATCTTCAGGAGTAGGTTGTTATTATTATGATTTTGGAAATCAAATATTATATGTTTTATTTCAAGATGGAGTTATTCCTTCAGAAAGTACAGTAATATTATATCCAGATGTTAAAAATTCTCCCAGTTGGTTATATACTACTCCTTATGTTTTAGATGCAGGTGTTTGGAAAAAAAGTACAGTTTACGTAAAAGTTTCTGGAACTTGGACTAGAGTTTCATAAGATATATAAAAGGAGAAAAATAAATGGCAGCTGGAATATATAATATAATTATAGAACAAGGTTCTACATATACTATGATTGTTAAATTAAATGATGGTGCAGTTACTCCTGCACCTATAGATCTAACTGGATATACTGGTAGAGGTTCTATTAAATTAAAGGCTACAGACACAACTTCTCTAGCTGATTTTATAGTGACAGTCACAGATCCCACTGAAGGAGAAGTGACTATATCTTTACCAGCATCAGATTCTGAAGCAATAGAAACTAAAGGCACTAATTATACAGAAGTGCTTGAAGCATGGTACGATATAGAACTTGTAAACGGATCAGAAGTAATAAGATTATTAAACGGAACATGCAATATAAGTCCTGAAATAACAAAGTGAGGATAAAATGACAGATATAATAGTCATAAAAGAAATAGAAAAAATTGTTGTTTCAGATCCTCAAGTTAGATTAGAAGTAGTTGAAACTCCTCTAAACGTAGATTTAACTGCTACTACTATTGCTGGAGAATTAGTTATAGAACCTAAAACAACAGAATTAATAGTAGAAAAAAAAGAAACTAACATAGATGTTTTAGCAACACCTTTAGCAATAGATGTGAATGTGGGTCTTAGAGGTTTACCTGGACCTCAAGGTGAAACTGGACCTCAAGGTTTACCTGGACCTATTGGTGAAACTGGACCTCAAGGTGAAACTGGACCTATTGGTGAAACTGGACCTATTGGTGAAACTGGACCTCAAGGTTTACCTGGACCTATTGGTGAAACTGGACCTATTGGTGAAACTGGACCTCAAGGTGAAACTGGACCTCAAGGTGAAACTGGACCTATTGGTGAAACTGGACCTATTGGTGAAACTGGACCTCAAGGTGAAACTGGACCTCAAGGTGAAACTGGACCTATTGGTGAAACTGGACCTCAAGGTTTACCTGGACCTCAAGGTGAAACTGGACCTATTGGTTTACCTGGACCTATTGGTTTACCTGGACCTCAAGGTGAAACTGGACCTATTGGTGAAACTGGACCTCAAGGTTTACCTGGACCCGGAGTAGCAATAGGAGGTACTGCCGGTCAAATCTTGAGTAAGATAGACTCTATAGATTATAACACTCAGTGGATAGATAACAAAGTAGGAGATGTGGTAGGACCTATATCTTCTTTAGATAATTATATATCTACTTTTGATGGAACTACTGGAAAATTAATAAAAGATTCTTTAGTAAGATTGAGAAAAACATTTGGAACTACAGGATTAAATCATTCGAACATAATTTTAGAAGCTACTTCTGCTATATCTGAGAGAACTGGATCTACTGGAGCTTCTAACTTATTGATAGGATCTTTAAATGCAACATCTTCAAGCGTAAACAAGAATTTTAGTAACTCTGTAATATTGGGCTCAAACAATCTCACAACTTATACATCTGGATATAACGAAGTATGTATAGGATCGAACAATTCTATATCTTTCACACAACAAACTCAGGGTCAAAGTTTCTCAAATATAGTGATAGGAAATTCTAATCATAATATTTTAAGCACAGGATATTCAAATTATAGCATAGGAGCCTTAAATACAATAAGACTTACAACTGGATTTAGAAATTTAACCTTTGGATATAATTCTGCAGGAAGCATAGGAACATCTTCATCTGATAATATTTGTATAGGTTATCAAAGTGGAACTGATGGTACAACATCATCTATAAAATCAGATAATATTTTTATAGGTAGAAATGCAGGATCTAAATGCACAGTATCTTCAAACATTTCTTTAGGTAGAGACTCAGGATACAGAGTCTCTACAGGTGTAAATACTTCAAATAATATATTTATAGGTTACAATAGTTGGTCAGATAGTGTGACAAATATTACTGGTAGCACTTGTATTGGTTATAACTCTAGAGTAACTAAATCTAATCAAGTAGTTTTAGGTTCAACTATAACTTCTGAAACTCTATTGTATGGTGATGTTATAGTATATACTGGTAAATATCTAACTTCAAAATACAAATCTTCTGATGGTTCAATAGGACTAACAGAAACAAAGACGTTCACAACTACAGAAGGATCACATGAAGTAATTATAAAAGATGGAATTATAATTTCTTGGACTATAATATAAAAGGAGAAAAATATGACAAATACAGAACTATATAACTCTTATTTAGCTAGTAAAGCTACTATTCAAATTCTACAAACTCAACTTATGAGTCTAAGTGAACAACTTCATGATGAAGAAACTAAGTTAATAGAAATCACTCAACAAATTAGAGATCTAGGAGATCAAGCGCTTTTCAACACTCTATTAGGATAAAATTATGGAATCAACAACATATATTAAATTACCAAATGGTCAATTTGTACCAGATAGAAGGAGTGACACAACCATGGATCTACAGCAAGGACTAGTCAAACTTATAGGAAAAGTAGAGACTATGGAAAGTAATCTAGAAATTAAACTAGAAAGTGTAAAAGACAAGATTAGTAACTTAGAAGAGAAAGTATTCAATAATATCGAGTTAAAGGGTAAACAGATAGATGATTTAGAAAAAAAAATAGATGATCACTGTGAAGATGAAGAGAGTGTAAATGATGTTTTAGTTGAACATGATAAAAAATGGGAAGTTGCTAAGCAATATGTTACTAGAATACAAAATTTAGAAAAAAAATATTCTACACTAGAAGATAGAGTAGAAACTCTTGAAAAAATGCCGATGGTTAAGAAAGCAGGATTAGTTGATGGAGTAAGTACATCTATAAAAAATGCTGTGTTTATTGCAATTGGTGGAGGAGTTGTGGGAATAATAGGAATGATTATTTTGCAATATATAAGGACACTATGATGAGTAGAGATCAATTAAGAGAAAGCATGAAGAGTTATATACAAGATATTTACTCTTCTCATAGAGATCAAGATCTACAAAGTTGGAAAGAGCTTATAGATCTTTTACTTTCATATATAGATGAAACTATAGATTTGCATTCTAAAGAAGAAAATGCACTTCTAATAGAAAGTCTATATAAATATATAGAGCTAGAGGTGAAAGAAAGATGCAAAAACTATACGGATTAAAAGAAGGATTTAAACAACAAGTAGATGCGTTGATGACTAGATTAGATCAGTTAGGTATAAAATATTACATAACAGAAGGAATTAGAAGTAAAGAAGTTCAGGCAGCATATTATGCTCAAGGAAGAGAACCTCTTGTAACTGTAAATAGATTAAGATCTGTAGCTAAACTAAGACCACTTACAGAAGAAGAAAATAAAAAACAAATAACTTGGACTTTAAAAAGTAAACATCTAATAGGAGAAGCAATAGATATAGTTCCTATAAATCCAAAAAATAATAAGTTATGGTGGACAGCACCTTTCGAAATTTGGGAAAGTATAGGTAAAGTTGCAGAAGAATTTGGATTAGAATGGGGTGGACGATGGAAACAAAAAGACTATCCACATATACAGACTATAGGGAGTAAATAAATGGCTAGAGATACTGAAAGACAATTAGCTCTATTAGCTGAGCAAATGAATAGAATTAGAGAGCAAGAACAAGCAGCAGAAGCTGATCCCAACAAAAAGAAGGGAATAAGTTGGACTAAACTTCTAATAAATGCTACATTCGTGTTGATTACTTTGTTAGGTGTAGTTGCTTCTTTAGAACAAAGCCCTATTAATATGGATAAGTATATTCAATTTCTAGGAAATTTTGCAGCATTCTGGGCACCACTAGTTCTAGCATATGCAGGTGGTTCTAGTTACAGCAATTATGTAAAAGCTAAGAAAGATATTGAAAGTGGGAAAGCATAATTAAATATTTCCCGTATGGGATAACATTTTATGCTTTTTATTAATCTTACAAATTGGAAGAAATGAAAGTTTCTTCCTTTTTTTTATTTTAGAGATGTAAGATATATGATATAATATCACTATGAAATACTTTATTTTTATATTAGCTGTTCTACTCACTGGTTGTCAGAATGTATACAATTTTGTACAAGATGAGTGGACAGAAAATCAACTAGGATCACAAAAACTCTATTATCACAGTGATTTTGACACTCTAGACACTTATGTCAAGATAGCTCAGTATATCAAAGAGCATGTCACTTATGATTTTAGTGATGATCCCACTGAGCACAAAGATCCTGAAGTTACCCTTTCTACTGGTAAAGGTGCTTGTGGAGATATATCTGTGCTGTTTATAAATATCGCTTATTTTGGAATGAAACAGAAGATGAGCTTTATCACTCTTGATAGCACTACTATTAGTAGATCAGTAGTTGAAGGGGGTAAAGTTGATCATGCCATGGTTTATTTTGATGGAAAGATTATAGAACCTCAGAGTGGGTTAGAAAAAAATGCAACTATTGGTTATATTTATACGTTTGATGAATTGTGGATTGTACTAGCTATTAACTGCATCCTGCCCAAAGCATCTCGGGTGGCCCCAGTTAATAGCTTTTTTTTATTTAGAGAGGAGAGGTATATGAACGAAAAAGCTCTAATAAAGGTGTTAGTGGAGTTGAAGAAAGAAAACAAAGATCAAAAAGAAATGATAGATCATTTGTTAGAAAGAACAGATTATTTGCATGAAGAATTACAAATTTTAAAGAAAAAGTTGCATATTTCATAGTGTAACGCAAAGATATATTAAACGGTTTATATAATTTCTTTACTGGGAAGTTCGAAGTTATATGCATCGTTGATGCAGAATGACATAAATTATATCTTTACTTGGTTCTTGCCCTGACTGAACTTCCCAGTTCGACAGTCAGGGCTTTTTTGTTTTAAAGGAGTGAATATGACTATAGAAGAATTAGTTTATAGTATGGATTTAGGTGGATTTATGGTATGGTGTCCGGGAACAGACAAGAAGATTACTATAGAAGAATATATTGAGATGGCAGAAAAACACTTTTCAAACGCAACAATTGAAGAATAACGTAAAGATAACACTATACATCAAATACATTTGAGCGACAAGCGACGGTGAGCAGGCAACATAAACAAACTACATAAACAAACTACATTCCTACACATTTTAATTGAGTGTATTTATTTACACTCAATATTTTTTTTAGTAGGAGAAAGAAATGAGCAAAGAAGTTTTATTGAGTGCATTTGATAGTCAAGACTGGGTAAAGTATAATAAAAAAATATCTAAACTTTGTGGTCTTGAGGCAGCAGTTATGTTGGGAAATCTAATAGATAAGTATTTGTATTGGAAAAGAAATACAGAAAGTTATGAAAAAACTATTGGACATCATTTTGATGGATCATTTTTTGACACAAGAGAAAATATAGAATCTGATATTGGAATATCAGCACACTTACAGAGAAAAGGTGAATCTGCACTAGTAGAAAAAGGAATATTAAGTATTGTTAGAACTAAAGCTAAACAAGAAGATTGCAAAACAGTTAATACATATATTATACACTTTGATATACTAGAAAATATACTATCAACCAATATTAAAGATGTTAATATACCAAACTTAAAGCCGTTAATATTGCAAAATCAAAACTGTTCATATTCCGATGTTAACAGATTTGATGCTAACAAGAACAAACAGAACAATAACAAACTAAACAATAATAGTAGTACTACTAAAGCTGAAAGCAAAGCGGAGCTCTCAGCTCCGGTGAGCAGGCAACAACACTTAACTACACTATATAATAAATATATTCCTGGTATAAAGCTTAGAAAGTCTGATATACAAGTACTTGTGAATCTAGATAAAGTGGAAGAATATATTCCATATTTACCATATTTTGATGAAAAGTACTGGAACACAACTACAAAACATCCATCTATATTACCACATGTTTGGATACAACTTCAAACTTTTGTAGAAAACTTTACCAACACATCAGCATTTCATACACTTTGTAAAGAGTTAAAAAGACAAGGAGTAGATGTAGAATCTATCATAGAACAAGCTGAAACAATATCGAAAGGAAAACAAGAAATAGTAAGGAGATATTTATGACTAAAGAAAGAGAAAAATTAGAATTAAGAATAGGTTGGGACTTATCATCATATTCACAAGAACAAATAGAAAAAGCACTAAAAATGAATGATGAAGATGCTATTGAATATCTTCTTCTTTCAGGAGATATTCATGAAACTACAAAGGAGAAACTATGAACTTAGTCGTATTAGGGATAACACCCCACCAGTTTTATGCTCAATATGCACTACAACAGTTCTTAGATATCCAAACAGAACCATATCATCTTGTATCTTTTATCCAACCAAAACGAATGCAAAAGTTATTTCCGACTGCTACTATAGTTGATGCATCTACTTTTATAAAAGCAGATTGGCCAACAAGTAGAGATATATTAAAAGACTTAGTTAAACCCTACGGAAAGATTCTATTCTATTTTGCACCGGTAACCAAAGGTATCACACCAAGAAATATCGAAAACTATCAGAAAAGAACATTTCGTAATCCTAGAAACGGTATGACTTTCCAAAGCTCATTCAAAGAATACAAGAAAATATTGTTCTGTTTAGACAGTGGACTACCAGTTGAACATTTCCCATCAGATCCTTTGGAAACTAATCTATCTACTTTTGGTGTTAAAGAATGGTTTTTCTATGACTATCCTGGTAGATCTTTTCATCCTTATGTTGAACAGATGGTAGCGCTACAACCAGGACCTCTTGAAAAAACTATAGACTTTACCTTTGGTTTTTCAAATGTAAGTAGGATACCATTTAGAACTGAACTGTACAACGAGTTAAAGAAACAAGGTGTACCTTTCACCTACAAAGGTGATGAAGAAGACACACTACTTCCGGTACCTGAATACAACAGACTATTGCAACATAGTAGAAGAACACTGATAATTCCATCATATGACACTGAACACTTTTCACTAATCCGCTACTTAGAAGCTGAACATAGAGGTTGTATACCTTTTATTCATAAAGATTGCAACATTCAATATGTAGAACACAAGATAAATAAAGATTATATTTTAAAAGGAGATTTTTATGAATGAACATGAAGATGTAATAGTAGAAGATATGATACGCACTTTAGCAGATGAAGTTCCTTTAAGAGATCTTCTAGATGAAATGATAACAGAAATGAGAGAAATTAGAGCACAGTTGAATAGAATAGAAGCACAGTTAAACACAAAACAATACGAACATCAACAATTTTATTACACAGGAACGACAACAATTATCTAAAATAAAAAGCACTCGAAAGGGTGCTTTTTTCGTAATCTTTTCATATTTTGTGCAAAGGTAAATATATACACCAAAACAGGAGGGAAAGTATATGACACTACCAGAAGGAACAACTATAAAAGATTTTATTGCTATTTTTGAAGAAATTGATGATGAAAGATCAACAAGAGAAAAACTTATTGAGGCATGCAGAAAAAATAGAAAGATGTATAAATCACTAACACACGGAGAAAAGAATGACACTAGAAAGAGTAGAGCAATTAATTAATTTTTACAGAATAATAAATGGAAAAAAGGCAAGAGAATTTTATTCTTGTTTAATAAAAATAGGTGTAGATGAAAAACTCAGAGATGAGTATTTTATGTCACTTTTAGGAGAACTTCATGATGAACAACAGCTTAACTAAATTAATAAAAACTTACAGGGAATTAGGATTAAGTAAAACAGAAGCTTTATTTCTATTAGAGATATTAGCTTCTGGAGGACAATATAAAGAGAGCGAATCAACTTATTTATATAACGCTTCAACTATAAAGAAGATTCGAGCATCACTTTATCAAAAAGCACTTATATCTTGGACAACTAAACCACTTTTTGCTGATACACTTTATATTTATGATACAACTAACTTAGAAAAGAAACTAGAGTATATAGAAGAAAACAAAACATCAAAAGCAAATGATCTTTTTAGATATATAAAAGCACTAGGAGAATCTCTATGAAACGTATACCAGATCCACTAACATATAACGAAGTTTTTTACAGAATCATGCAAGTATATACAGTACAGCAATATGGAACAAAACAAATAGAAGAATGTCCTTTAGAAGACTTATTAAAATATGATTACAATATTTCAAATATGAAAGTTGAAGGTAAGTTGAGACACTACGCGGAAAATATGACACATAAAAATCTATATAAAGCTAAAGATATATTAGTAGAAAAACAACAACATGATGGAAGAGATGATGGATGGTTTTTTGAATGTGAAGCAGATAGAATATTTTATATTAAGTTTTTATATCATTCTATTTGTCCAACTAAAGGAAGAACTATATTAACAAGAAGATCAGATATCAAAGAGTTTACATTTATAGATTGTTCTTGGTCAGAATTAAAACGACTAATTGAGAAAAATGATT